AAATCGTTCCGGCAGGCGGATTCAGACCTTCGATTTTGGAGGTCATGTATTGGTTGGCGGTGGCGGTCATATCTAATTGTTCACCGTTTTCATTTTCTAAAACCAGAGAAAAATACATTACACACCCCCATTACACATTCAACGCATTCCGTGTTAGCCGATAAATCTCCAACCGTGACAGTGCCTTCGGCGATTGATTGGTCTGATTCACCGTTTTTCGGTTATCGGTATTGTAATAATTGTTCACCGTCCCACCGGAACTGTCGGGCAGCATTGCTCCGGAAATCCCATGCAAGCTGTAATTCAGATCAGAATCCATGGTCAGCTGCATGGCTTTCGCCACACCGCCTACCGCTTTCTCCACATACTTCTTGCTCTTGTCGATGCCGTCTGCCAGTCCTTTCATAAAGTCCGGCATCCAGCTCTCATAGTCTGTTAGCGGTCCTTTATCCGGCACGGAGAAGTGCAGGAAATCCCGAATGGTATCGGCAACATTGGTGACGCAGTCCGCCAGCCAGCCGATGGCACTCTGAATGCCGTCAATGATTCCCTGAATGATGTCCCGTCCCCAATTCCAGGCATCCGAAGCCAATCCCCTGATATATCCCACAGCCGCCTCGAATCCACTTTGAATGGTGGACTGGATACCGCTGATCTTATCAGAAACTGCAGAACGAATGTTGTCCCAGATGCTGGACACCGTAGAAGAAATGCTCTGCATCACGTTGGAAATTGTACTCTTAATGCTGTTCCAGATGTTAGATACCACCGATTGGATGGCGTTCAGAACATTGGAAACCGCAGAACTGATCTGATTCCAGATAGACGATACCACAGAAAAAATGGCATTCATCACACTGGAAATCGTACCGGAGATGCTGTTCCAGATGGAAGAAACCACATTCCAGATCGCAGACAAAACAGACGAAATGAAACCAGATACCGCATTCCAAACCGTAGTCACCACATCTTGAATTGCCGTTAAGACCGTGGAGATTGTATTGGAGATGGCATTCCAGATGGTTTCAAAGGTCGTTCGGATGCCCTCTAAAATGGGTGTTAAAAACGCCACGATTGCATTCCAAATGGCACTGATCTTCTCCGAGATCCAGTCCATCACTCTGCCTACAACAATCTGAATGGCTTCAAAAATCGTCTGAAACAGATAGCCGAATGCTGTGATCAGCGGTTCTAAGCTGTGATCAGCGGTTCTAAGGTGGTGTAAATGGCATTCCAAACGGTCGTAATGACGTTATAAATTGCCTGAAAAACCGTAGAAACCACGTTGTAAATGGCATTGAAAATCGTGCTGAAAAAGTTGTAGATCGCTGTAAAAATCGTGGTGAAGAAATCCCGAATCGCCGTAAATACAGTCGTTGCCACCGTCTGAATGGCAGTGACAATGGTGGTGAAGGTATTGGAAATGGATGTCCAAGTGTTGACGAAAAAGTCCCGGATTCCGGTAACGATTCCCGTGAAAAAGGAAGCAATGCTGTTCCATGTGTCCACGAAAAATGTTTTGATGGAAGTCCAGACTTCGTTCCAACTTGTGCCGAACCAGCCAAGCACCACATCTGCAATGCCTTTCAGGGTATTCATGATATTGCGGAACGTGTTGACAATGAAATTCCAGATAGACGTAAAAATCCCCTTGATGCCGTACCAGCACTGCTCCCAGTCACCAGTAAACAGACCGATCAGAACATCCAGCAGCCCCAGAAGAACGCCAGTAAACTCTGAAAAGATGTTGGAGATGTTTTGAAAGACACCTTCAAAAATAGGAGCCAGCAGATTGCACAGCCCGTCCCACGCTGCTTTCAGCACATCGGTGAAACTCTCAAAATCGAATCCCAGAGCATTTAGCCGGTCAGTGATGCCCTGTGTCAATCCAGTAAAGGTGCTTTTGATTTGCTCCCAGATGGCGATGATATTGCTTTTGAATTCGTCATTGGTTTTCCAGAGATGCACAAAGGCAGCCACCAAAGCGGCAACAGCTGCGATAATGGCGAGCAGCGGACCTAATGACACGCCCAACGCTCCGGTAATGGCTCCAATGCCACCTTGCACAGTAGAGAAAAGGGCAGGCAGTTTGGACACTGCGGAAAAGACCGTCCCCACGCTGGAAATGGTTTTTCCCAGCACCACCAGCATCGGACCCAGAGCAGCAGCCACCAGTGCAATTTTCGCAATAGTTTCTTTGGTCTGCGGATCCAGTTGATTCAGCTTGTCCACCAGTTCCTGAATACGGGAAACAATGGAGCGAATGGTAGGCATCAGAATATCACTAAAACTGATTGCCAGTTCTTCCAGCTGGGACTTCAAGATGGTTACTTGTCCGGCAAGGTTATCCTGCATGACCGCCGCCATTTTTTCAGTTGTGCCATTGTAGCCGTCTACCGTATCCGAACAGGTGTCAATGGCATTGGACAGCTTTTCAAAGTCCGCTGGGGAACCGTTGATGATCGCCAGCATACCGGACATGGCCTCTTTACCAAACAACGATGCAGCCGCCTGTGCCTGTTCTGCCTCAGAAAGTCCGCCCAATTTCTGACGAAGTTGTTCCATGAGTTCCCGCAGAGAATACATCTTGCCGGAACTATCCGTCAGAGAAATGCCGTACTGTTCCATGGCAGATGCCACCGTGTCTGTCGGCTTTGCCAGATTGGTAATGGAGGAACGCAGTGCTGTACCAGCCTGTGAGGATTTGATACCGGCGTTTGCCATCAGTCCGATGGCAATGGCAGAGTCTTCAGCAGAGTATCCCAAAGAACCCAGTACCGGAGCGGCATACTTGAAAGTTTCTCCCATCATGCTGACGTTGGTATTAGCGTTGGAACTTGCGGCTGCCAGAATATCTGCAAAATGTCCGCTGTCCGAGGCAGACAATCCGAAAGCAGTCAAAGCATCCGTGACAATGTCCGAAGTAGATGCCAAGTCCTCACCGGAAGCGGCAGCAAGATTCATAATGCCTTCGATACCGCTGAGCATATCGTTGGTTTTCCAGCCTGCCATTGCCATGTAGTTCATAGCATCCGCAGCTTCACTTGCAGAGAATTTTGTCTTGCTGCCCATTTCACGGGCTTTTTCCCGGAGAGCATCCATCTCTGAACCGGTGGCACCGGACACCGCTGCCACCTTTGACATGGCGGAATCGAAATCCGCACCAGTTTTCACAGCAATGGTGCCCAGAGCCGTGACACCAGCAGTGACCGGCAGCAGCTTTTGTCCCACGCCAGAGATCTTGTCTCCGGCGGACTGCAGCGTTTCACCCAGAACACCCATCTTTTCCAAGGCGGTGTGAGAATTGTTTGCTTCTGTGGTCAGGCGTTTCAGTTCGTTTTCGGTTTCGATGATCTCCCGCTGCAAAGCATCATACTGCTGCTGTGAGATTTCACCATTTGCAAGAGCCGTATTGGCTTGTTCTGCGGCAGTTTTCAGCACTTCCAGCTTTTCTTTGGTAGCTGTCACCGCATCGGCGAGGAGCTTATGCTTCTGGGACAAGAGCTCGGTGTTGGTGGGGTCAAGTTTCAGCAGTTTCTGCACATCTTTCAGCTGTGTCTGCGTCCCCTTGATGTCCTTGTTGACACCTTCCAGTGCTTTTGACAGCTTGGTGGTATCACCGCCGATTTCTACGGTGATGCCCTTGATTCTGTTTGCCATGTGGTTCAC